AGGCATTGGAATATCGGTTTCTGCGATGCTTTCAAGCACGGCTCTAAAGTCAGCACCACGCTCTGATCCGCTTGTAAATGCACCTGGTACGTTTTCCCAGACGAAGAATCTTGGTTGTCCCCCCCCAGTAGACATTCGTAATTGTCGAACAAGTCTAATTGAATCTCTAAATAATCCGCTCTGTTCACCCTTTAACCCCTCTCTGTTACCAGCCACAGACAAATTTTGGCATGGACTTCCTGCCGTCAAAATATCAGGTGCTTCAATTTTCGTTCCGTCAATCTTTGTTACATCACCAAGTTGTTTTGTATTAGGAAACCTCACCTTGGTGAGTGCCAATGGAAACTTTTCAATTTCACTTGAAAATATTGGTTTGACTCCGGCACGAACGGCAGCTATCTGCCAACCGCCCAAGCCGTCGAAAAGTGATCCTAATGTTAATTCCATATCATCACCCTATCTTGTTATCGTATTCTTCAAATGTCTTTACCTTGTAAAACAACACTCTGTTATTCACCCACCGTTGCAGATACCTGATTTCCTGCGGAGCGTTCTGCTTATCGTAAATCATGACATATGGTGAATACCCATGATCACGCAACCAGTACACTCGCATTAAATCCTCTTCCAACGATGACCAGTAATTCGTCAGTACATACACAACAACCGCTCTATCCTGCGGTTTGATTCCCCATTCGGCAGCGAACATTTCCAACACTTTCGGTACTTTCATATCTTTTGGATTATCCCATGCGAAATGTATTCGCTTAATCTTGATTTTTCGTAGCATTTCGATATTCTCTGCCGTAAGTTTTCTTGCGTCCAACCCCTGGTTGAATTCGACCAACGCTTTGCTGTCAGCCAACTGCGTCAACAATTCCATGTGCCGGTCACACGCAAGGATATTTGGATCTAAAATCTGAATCTCTTTCTGCCCATTCCAGAATTCATCAAGATTCGCTACTTTCCGTGAAATCAATCCCTCTTTATCACCAACGATACAAAACGGACAGTGCCGTGGGCATCCTCTCGTCAGAAATCCATATGCGGTATCAGTTATTCCATACAGTGAGTAGTCCGGCATAATATGTTCGATTTTATCCGGCAGTGTATTTTTATTTCCGCTGCCGGTACCACCGACTTCCACACCAAACGCTGTCAGCTGATCCGCAACCGGCCTGTTCCAATCGAACACACAAGCACCGTACAGTTTATCGTAGTTGGTGAATAAATTATCACCACAAAGTATATCTTTCGGTTTTAACAGTTCACTTTTACCCCCCATGTTTTATCCATGATGATAGTTTCATGAGGACTAAATTAGGAAAATTGTGCGAATCTATATCAACCAAGCCAACATTCATACGTCCACCTCTCTCAAAACCGCACCGTTATCACATTACCCTTTTTAAGCCACCTATCACTTCCATAGCGGAGTTTCTTTTGGCTGTTCGATAGATTTATCACGAACTGAATTTGGAACGCTCTGTGACGAAATCTGACCCATTTCCGGCAGTTTTTTGAGTATCATAATTAATTGATTTCTGTACGGCTTTAATGCCACACTTTCTTGTTGATATTCCTCTTTGCTACTCCAACCCTCGTCTCCAACATACGGAACGAGTTTGTAGTGCCACTTTGCGTCAGGCTTCAACATTGTTCCAGTGTTGCGTAGCCATTGCAGTATGCCACAGAGTTCTGGATCGATTCTGTCAGCATACATAAAAAGTTCAAGCCACAAGTCACTGTCATCAGGACTTACGTTGTTAAATGTATCTCTGTAAATTGCGTCTGCTTCTTTCATGTCATTACCTCGTTACCACGGATTATCAAGTGGCGTTTCAACCGCAGCGTTAAACAGCCAACTGTAATTATGATTGTCATTTGGCATTGGATTAAGCCGTTTTGTGTTTGATTCATACCACAATGGAACGAAGAAATCTTGGATGCCGTTTTCTCTGTTCTTGCATATTTCAATTACGTTCCCATATTCGTTTGGTTGCTCCTGCCTTGGGATAATCTTGTACAAATCTTTGCCGTAAAATTTCTCTGCGGATTTCCAAAAGTCCACGTTCGCCCTGTGGATAATAAAAGCGTTGTCCACAATGTTTCCAATGTTGCCGGTGCCGGAAATGTCATCCAACCGGAGAAAACCTGACGCTTTTCTTGGATGCGCCACAAAAATCACATGAACATTGCACTGCCTAGCGATGTTTTTTAATGCCCACACAAATTGTGTTTGTGCGTCATACTTATCGTCTTTTTTGTAATCAAGATCCACCGCCATAAGGTTGTCCAGCACAATCAAATCAGCGTGTACCTTTTCTGCCTGTTTCCGTAAAACATCGGCAAGCATTGAAAAACGGTTTCCGTATTCATTGTTGAACAGCCAAAAACGGTCACCCAACCATTCACGGATCTTAAAGTCGATTTCATCGTCTTTTACTGTCCACACACGATTAAACTTATCGTTGCACTTTACGTTTTTCTGCCCAGCCGCCTGGAGTATCAGCCAATCAAAAAAGTTTTTACTGCTTAATTCACCGGAGTAACACACAACCGTCTGCCCACTGTCTACCATGTTCAGCATAAGTTGGCTTAACCAAGTTGACTTTGCCGCACCACGCAAACCGGACAGAACAGAAACGCAACCCTTACGCAAACCATTAATTTGCTGGTCGATACTTTCGTATCCAGTGGCAAGATAATTTCCCTCTGGCTCACTGCTAATCTTGTCAACATCCGTTGCCCTTATGAATATCGGCATATCATCTGACGGATTTTGCACATCAAGTTCATACGGAGTATCGTATGCCGCCTTTAGTGCGTTGTGCCGTTGGTAGCCAAGTTCAATCTCACGCCCTTTTCGGTCTGCCTTGTCATATGCGTCCGGCTCAAACATCAACCGAAAGTCTTTCCATGTCTTGTTGGCACAACTATTGTGCAAACACTTGAATCCAATTGCGCCATTGTTTTGCTTAATCACACAGCTGTCTGGTGCAGTATGGGTATGGTCAAACGGACATTCATCAAGAACATACTTCACTGCACCGTCTTTCCATGTCTTGGCATTGCTATGGCCTATGCCGTGTTCGTTCAGCCAACGTTCCAGGTCAAACTGATCATGGCTATTGTCATATTGCCTACTTTCCTGCTGCATTTCCTGCGGAAACTGACTTGCTAACCATTCCAGCTTTACACGCTGCGTAACTTTTATTTCTTCCGGCACGGATATGATTCTGCTCATTCTGTGAGGACGCTCTGCTGAATCTGAACCCTTTTGTGCCATCGTGCCGTACAACTTGCAAATTCTGGACGGATTAAAAGTGCTAATGTCAATATCCACATCGTCATTACTGAAAAGAACATCCAATGCTTTTAAACAGTTCTGAATCAAAGTTTTGTTTTCGTCCGTATTTTTTAGAGCCACTCGGTACAACAAGTGTGCGCCATTTCCTGACGATGCTTTCACCGGTTCTTCAAAGTTGTGGTTTTTCAGATAGTTATAAACTCGTCCTGCCAACCGATAGGCCGCTTCACGTTCTTCTTTTGTTGCTGATACTTTGGAATTCCGTTTCGGATCAAGGTCAATAAACAGCCAAGAGTAATTTATAATCTCTGTGTCGCTTGTGGTTGATACGCCATCCATGAAGCGGTCACGTTGGTCTGCGTCATAACAAGCACTGTCCACAGCGTTCAGCGTAATATACACATTGGTATTTCGTAAGTCCACAGTGTCAAATGCGTTAATCAGGTCATCGGCATTTTTGAAATAACCACTGATTCCACCCTTGCGCCCTTTGCGAATAATGCGAACCTCAAAGACGTTGCCTTTATCAACCAGCGTATTAACCGCTTGCCTTATTTTGTTTTCGTCATACAACCCACGATTTCGTTCTTGCATTATTCCAGTTCCTCGCCTGCGGAAGAAAAAAGAGGTTCGCGCGCGCGCGTTTCTTCTTTTTCATTCTTTGTACATTCTTTATACATTCTTATTACATTCTTATCTTTGTTGTAGTCACTGTTGTACTCACTGTTGTAGTCACTGTTGTACTCACTGTTGTATTTTCCTGTTGCACTTTTTTTGAAAATATCGTTGTAGAAGCCGTATTTTACTATGGTTATAACTGTTCCACTTTTTGATGACTTTCGATGAATCATTGAACGTTTTTCAAACTCATTTAGGTACGAAATCACTGTGCGCTCGTTCATATTCCATCTTCGTGCCAAAAAACGTAAACTTGTCCAAAGTTGTCCACGTTTTAAAAACACTGTTCTGTTCGTTTGATTGTCTACAATTCGTTCCCCATCTTCGACATTTGCGCTAGCAACCAAGTAGAAAAAAGCTTGAAAGTAATTGAACCGTTCAGAGTTGAAAAAGTCATTTTCAAAAGCACTACGGAACAGCTTAATGTAACCATTCATGCGGTTATCATCAGATACTTTGTTTTGTGCTTTTTTAGGCACGGATTTCACCACCTAACAACTCCACTATTTTCTTTCCAGTTTCACGCTTGTTGCAGAACTCAAAGCGAACATTGTAACGATCAGCTATTGTGGATAGTGTCTTAAATAACGTTTGCCCTGATATGGCTTTTGGATTTACCGGCACTCTCCGTGGTCTTCCATCCACCATGCGAATCGTGGTTTTGTCCAATCGTGGATTGCGCCAAAAGTAAACGTCTGATAAATCCTTAATATCGTCACCATGCTCACATAACACAATGATCCGTATTCCTGCTTCTTCTGCACGTTTTAGTTCTGCTTGGAAACGCTCATGCTGTTGGCAAACATTGCCGCATAGTTCTAATAAGTCCTTTTTGCGGTCAACTACCAACCTGGCGTTATCCAAAGATTGGTAGTCACCGACAAAAAGTTTGGTGCGGAAATAGCGGACATCTAGTTTGTCTAACTGTTTACTGATGCGTTCCCATTCCTTTGCGTGTTCTCTGGTGTCACAATACAGTTCCATTAGAACGGAACATCATCTTCGTCAGGATCAGCAGAAGCAGTAGCCGGTGCCTGATTAGATTTTGCATAATTCAACAGCTTTTCTTGCGGAACTTTAGCGTCACCCGCCTTGGAGTAATCGCAAAACCAACGAAGCTGATGACGTTTAGTAATTTTGGCATTATATTCGTTTTCTACCACGCCAAACACACCGCCAATACGCAATCCTTTGAACTGCGCTCCAAAGTCCTTGGCTTCCCAATTGATTCTGAAACCAGAGTTGGAGTTTTCAACGCAAGTGCAGAACGTTTTAAATGCACGGCTGCATTCTCCTGTCCTGGTATCCAAAACATTGATAAAGTTAGTGCCGTTGATAGGCCACTTCTTGTCAGGGCGCACATCGTCCATGAAAGCATTTTTAAAGTAATCCGGCTGGCTGTCGGTTTTGTCAAAATCAAACGCAACTACAACCATGTCACCGCCATTGCGGTTCTGCCGTTCACCAACGGTCTTAATGATCATCCTGTGTCCACCCAGTTCAATGGGAGTAAAGTTTCCGGTGCTTACGTTGTCATAATTTTTCGGTTTTAACATAATTAATTCTCTCCTTTTTTCTTTAAGTACTTTGCAATAAAGTTGTAATTAAAATTTGTAATCACATGAATTTCATAAATTGTTAGTCCATGTTCTTCAGCCAACAGTTCATCAATTGTTTCGTGCCGGAGTTTAATGAAATATGCTTTCACACGTTCGATATAACCACCAGGCGGCTCAATTCCACGGTCATTCAACCACTTTTGCACATATTCTCTAATGACATTATTGTTTAAAAAATCTACGTTTCCACCCATTGCATAATCCAAATTTTTGTGCAATTCACAAAAATCATTAAGGTGTAAAAGATATTTTTCAAAGTCCATTTTTCTGGACTCCTGTTCCTGCTCTCTTGTTTCCTTAATTTTTTCATGCAGTTCCTTGTGGCATTTTTCACACAAGGTAACGAGATCGTGCAGGATATCTTCATGGCCTAAATTGGCATAGGTGCGATGGTGGATGTTAAGATTTTCAGTGGATTTACAGAACACACACCTGTGATTGTCTAGTGCCAACCGTTGTTGACGTTTATCCTGCCATTCAGGTGACCGCAAGTACTTGTCATAATCTGACTCATGCGGATTGTAAATGGCACTCCAATCAATTTTTCGCATCTTTCTTTACCTCAACAAGTCCGTAGTACTCACGCACCATGTTGTCAACCAGTTTCATGTCGTTGTCAATCTCATCTTCTTCAAACATACCGATGGGAGACTTGGCTACATCAAATCCGTCCGTGTGTGTGCGGAAGAAATAACCGCCATCGTGGTATACGGAGCGCAGGACAATGGTAAACATTCCCTCAATGGTTACTTTTTCATCCAACAATTTGCCAATCGACTTCGGTTTAATGTCACCAAAATCATTTTTTGCTTCGTGCATGATAATGTATATGATTTTTTCCTTGCACAGTGATTTACAGAATGTAATCAGTTTCCAAAAGTCATCAGCCAGCTGATTATAGAAATTAAACATTCCGTTTCCACCGCCTTGCGAAGCGTGACCACGCATAAAGCTGTTGGTAAGCAGATATCCTGCGTCATCCACCACAACCACTTTCTTTTTGCTGTTCTTGATTGCCTTGGCAATCTCTCTGTAGTTGTCACTGTCCAGAGTGTCAAAGTCATTACGGAACGGCAGCGGTTTGGATTCCACGTTGATGACATCAATTTCTTCTTTTTTAAAGTTCCGCATACTGGCAGATTTGCCGGTACCGGACTTACCGATTATCAGAATGGGAATAGACATTTATTTCACCTCATTTTTATAGTCAAGCCAACATTTAAAGAAGCATTCTAAACACTCGTCACACGCACCGCCCTCAATCAAACAGGTTAATAAATAGTTCAAGGTATTAATTTCTGGGGATCTTCCATTGTTTTCTTTGTCATACTGCATATCAAGTGCCAACATTTTGGGCGTATATGAGTATCTTTGCGTGGATATATCATTTAAATATCTTTTTAATAACCAATCATAAAATGTTTCCATGTCTACCTCACACTCATATTGTTCTTATCTACTAACACTGCACCATCCAACTTGATGCCGGCTTTCAAATCGTTGCCTAACAGCGTTTTGTTTACTTCCGGCTCTTTGTACCGGAGATAATAGCTGGACAACTTCTTTACATCTGTAACTTCAACCGATGTGGACTTGCGCCACGAAACGCTGACTTCGTTGTTTTTCCATTTTGCGCCATTAAGGAACGCTGCCAAGTAGTTTTTCAGCTGTTCTTTCTTGTTATGCACAGCCTGTTTGCGGTTTTTAAAAATCTTTTCCTGCTCTCCTAACGCAAATTCCTCTGCATCCAAATTACGAATCCAGCAAGCAATGTTGCGGATCTTGGTATCACGTTCCAATTTCAGAGCATCCAGTGCTTCTGTGTCAATCAGTTCTCCGGTTTCTATGTTTACGAAACCATCACGGTTATCTAACTTCACGCAGTTTTCAATCTCTGCACGAATTTCAAACAGATTCGCCATTGTTTTCACCATCCTTTTTATTGATTGGGTAATCTTTTCTTTTAACAATAGGTTTCTTCATCATTACCGCAGCTATTTCAATGCTTGTTTCAACGTTATCAATTATGGATAAAATTTCATCTACCATGCCTACCATAGCTACAATTCTTTCGACAGAATCGTAATTAATTTCTGACGCATGAATAAAAAGGCAATCGGTGTACTCTTTTTCCAAATCTTGTTTGTATTGGTAGTCATAACCGAAAGTTAAAACTTTCTTCATTCCTTATCACTCCATTTCCGTAAAATAAATTCATCTTCTGGTATGCCAAGGCCGTTACAAATCTTCAAGGCACGTTTTTTAGGTATAATCACCTTTTTGGTATTGACGATGCTGGTGAAATAATTACCTTTTACTTTGGTGATGCGGTACAACATGGTAACGCCAAGCATTCGTCTTTCAATCTCTTCTTTCAGCCGTTCTGCGGATACCACAACGAATTCACTGGATGGTTTCCAACGTTTAACAGGTTCGTTGTTGAGCCGCTCCAACAGTACGTTTGCCGGTAAATTTGTCAGGTCTGCATACCACTTTGACTTAAAGAACTTAATAACTTCTTCTTTTTGATGCAGAAGCATCCGCAATTCAAACTTCTTTTTCATATTCAGTTGCGTTTCTTCATTTACAGTAGGGATTCTGCCACTCCGCAGCATTCTGTAGTCCTGCACCGCCAGTTCGATAACTGCATTGGCAAGGAGTTCATACGGATCTATCTGCCGCCTGGTTACGTTTCCCTCTGTACTCATATCGTTGTAAATGTGATTTTTAGTAGCCATTTTTCTCAACCTGTGATATAATAAAAGCGGAATATTGATAGCATTCCACCTTTCATTAAGCCGTTGACTATTCGCAGTAGTCAGCGGCTTTTTCATTACTACTTCTTAAAACCTTGCCATGATAACTGACCGCCACGTCCACAACCGGATTTAAACTGTCGTTTTCTTTTACCGTGTCGAACATGGCTCTAAAAAATACGGATTGAAGATATGGTTCTTTAATTTTTTCCAAAACATCGGCAACCATTGCTGTTGCTAATGCCATCAAATTTAATCCGTCCGCTTTTACCGAAATACCTGACGTAGCAGAGCCTTTTTTATGATGAACAAGAATATAATCAACGTCATCCGGTATTGTAAGCACTATTCCGTCTTTAAGTTCTTTCATTTCCATTATTTCGTCACCTCGTTAATAATTCCCAAATACTGATTACAGCAGCGGTTGCCACACATCCGGCAAAGAAATCAGAGTTATCAATCAGATCCACCAACTTCTTGCCAAACCAATCAAGGCCGTTAAAAATAACCTTGCCGTACACAAAGCACATAGCGTAAATCATGCAATACATACTGTGCAGGATACTGTGTTGCGTAGGTTTGTAGTATTTCATATTCTCACCCCCTTGCCAACTGCGCTATATCAGCCATAGCCTGTCGCAGTTTATTGAGTTCCTCTCGCATTTCACTGTTTTCTTGCGTCAGTTTGTGCCGTTCCCATGCGGTCAATCCTTTTGTATCCTCGTCCAGTGATTCCAACTGCACGACTTCCTGCGCTGAATACCGCACTCCTGGCATATTGATTAGTCTGTGCAGTTTTCCGTCCGTTTCCATTGTGCGGATAGCTGACCTAGATAAACCCCAACGCTCACAGAGTTCCTCTGTGGTAAATACTGTTCTCATGGTGTTTCCTCTACGATTGGTGATTCTTCCTCATTTTCGGTTAAACCGAAATTTTCAGGCAAAAAAATAATATCGTCGTAAGTGACACCGTATGCTTTTTCTATTTTTGGTAACTCTGACACATCAGGAAAAGTGATATGCCGTTCCCAATTAGAAATTTTATCTGCACTTACTCCGATTAGCTTTCCTGCGGCTTCTTGTGAAAGTCCTGCGTTTACTCTTGCGGCTCGTAACGTAACTCTCATCTGCTATCCCCCTTTCAATTTATTTTCGGTTTTTCCGATTTCGGTCAAACCGAATTTCCAATGATATAATAGCACCATGACTTTTTCTTGTCAATAGCAAAAACCGAAATTTTTACGGATTTTCCTTGTAAAATTTCCTTTTTTCCGATATAATCTTGGTACGGAGGGATAAAACATGAATACTACTGATGATTTTAAGAACAGGACAAAATCTGCTGTAACTAACTTTGATGAAAAAACGGAAATGAAAAAAATTATGGCTTATAACATTTCCTATTATTTGAGTGTAACCGGACGAACACAGAGACAAATGTGTAAAGATTTAGGTTTTAAAGAAAACACTGTATCTGATTGGCTTAATGCAAAAACTTATCCACGTATTGATAAAATTGAGAAGATGGCTATTTATTTCAACTGCAAAAAGAGTAGCCTTATTGAACGCTATGACGTTGCTAGTATTTCTACTCTTACTGTTGACGAATTAGGTATGATTGCAAAGTTTCGCAAACTTAATGCTGACGGAAAAGAAAGACTAACTACACAACTTAATGATATGTTACAGTTAGATAAATACACACAGGAAAAAAGCACTATTATATCCGCATAGTGAGGTGAGATTTCATGCAAACCAATACAACCTATCGCAAGAAAGACGGATCATGGCAAATCATAGTTTCCTATAAACTCGGCAACCAGTGGAAACAAAAAAGTCGGCAAGGTTTCG